TGCAATACAATTGGTATTGTAGGTTTATTCTTGATATAATCAGTAGCCGTATTAACATTTTGGCTCCAATCTGACTGTATTTGCGTAAAGCTTTGTAATATGGGTTTATTTTTAATGTAATCCGGCTTTAAAGAATTTACTTGATTCCAATCTCCCTGTACATTATCTATTCTTTTCCATTCTGTAAAACCATGAAATTGCCCATTCATATACATTCTTTCATAATAAATACCATTTTTAAAATCACCTATTCGTTGTGTTACAACTGTTTCATCTTCTGATATAAAAATATTTCTAATTTCAAACGTTAAATAATTTACAAATGTTTCTGTGTTATTAAATAATTCTGTTAAATTATGCTCAATACCATTTTCATAATATTCTGATGTATTATATTTTATATCACCAAGCTCTAATCCTTCTTCAATAGAAGAAAACTTATACTTTTTATAAATTGTATTACCACCCAATAAATAATTTAAAATAGTTGGTTTAATAAATAATATTTCAATATCATTTTCTATATCTATAAAATTAAAATGTCGTAAACTATAATCTATATTATTAGCAATAACACCACTTTCATAAATGAAATCTTGATATAAAACACCTATTTGTGTTGTTCTTTCTTTCCAATAATATTTTTTATAAGTTTCTAAGCAAAATACTTCCATACCCTCATAATAAGTATATGCAAGATTATCATACAATCCCAAATTACGCATATCATCTAATGTTAGAAAATACAATTTATTATCTAAAATAAATTGTCCTGCTACATTTAATGCTTTTATTAAATCTGATTTTGGTATTGGTATTGGTATTGGTATTGCCATTTTACAAAGTTTTAATTTTAAATAGGATATTGCTGTGTGAATAATGTTCATTAGAAACATATATAGTGGTATTTAAGTTTGCATTATATATTTTTGTAAATACAACATCCGTAATATCTTGTTCCATTATATCATAAATACTATATTGTTCAATAGTGCTGTTTTTAACAGCAAATCCTATTCTTCCAATAGATGTATATGGTATTAATATTCCATTTGAAAAGTTTTCAGGTGTATTAAATAATTGAGAATTTAAAAACTCTTGCGTAACATTATTAATTTCACTTGTTTGTGTGGATGGATCAGTATATTGCCAATAGTAAATAATAGTCCCACTTGGAATAATACCAACAGGATTATAACCACTTAAAACACATTCTACATTTGGTGTATCATAATGATTATTTCCATTATCATCTGAACTCATATAAGCATCTAATGCTGATTGTTTAAGTATGTTTCCAATTTTTTCAAAATCCTTCCAATTATTTGGAAAAGCATCATGCCCTCTTGAAGCATCACGTTTATCTTCCCAATTTAATTGTAATTGATAAGTGTAATTTTTATTACCTCTACCTATATCTAAAAACGATTTAACACCATACAATTTCCAAACTATATAAGCTACTATTGCTTCTTCATGGTTACGTGTAGTAAATGGATTTCCATGCCCATCACAAATCATTCCTGTATAAGTAAGGAATATATTACTTTTTTCTTTTTGTTGTAAATTCAGATGTACGAAATTTACGTTAGCAGTGAAAGATTCAGGTTTAAAATAATTTTCATCATTACCATAGCTTATACCCTCAAATTCAACAAAATCTTCCGGTAACTTAAAACTTATTCCATCAAATACACCATTTTCTTCTTTATATTCAATTCTTTTTCTAATAACAGAACCACCATAGCCAATAAGTCTTTCGGCTTTAAATATCATTCTTTTAATACGTTCATAGTATGGAACAAGATTTGTTATTCCTGTTTCATCCTTAACGCTTAAAATTATTTCTTCAAATGGAACTATACCGGATATCATTCGTTTCTGTTATTAGTTTTTTTATAATATTTTATATTCAATGTATCAGGGTCATTCATATTTAAAAATTTTATTTTCTCTTGTAAATAAAAATTAGCCCATGAACCACGGTTCAAAGTTAATACAAAATAATTAATATAATACAATAATTCTCTATTAAACCATTGCATTACTATTGGTAAATACTTCTGATTGTTTACTTTATATTTTGAAAGTGTTTGTTTACTATATAACTTCTTTTGAGTTAAACCACCGATTGGAAAGTATAATTTTTCTGACCAAAAAAAATCTCTAATCCAAATTTTTAGATATAGAGATATTATTTTATTAAATAAAGAATAAGACATAACAACCCTTTTGTTAGATTTACTTTCAGGAACTAATCTTTTTGAATTGAAAGTAATCTTACTTGGATTTATATCTCTATACACATCATGTATATTCCATTGTACACTATTCTTTAAAATTCTCGGCATTGTTATCTCCTATTTTATCTGATCCTGTACTAATAATAATATTAAATTTTACAGAAAGTATATTTCTAATTAAACTTTCAATATATTCAGGTGGAAATGGAAATGGCGTTTTAGTCCAATCATAATTAATATCATCACTTGGATTTACTAAAACTATTTGTAATTCAGCACTCGGATTATTACCTTGAAAATGATTTATTAAAGTTGTTTGAATTGATGTATTACTAATACAACAATTTTCATTTCCTTTATAAAGTTTAAGATAATTATTCTCTACCGTGGCTTTTACTTGTGTTTTACCATAATTTGTTTTTATAGTCGTTCTAAATTCTTCCGAACCTATTATTGGAATGTATTCCCCATATTTAGACATTTTAAGACCAAAATTTTCTTCAAATGATAGAAAGTGTGGTAAAGCGTGTTTTAATTCCGTAGGACTTACTATTTCAAAGGAATTAAGCGTAATAAACTGAAACACTTCATCCGTAATTGTCATTCCATAAAAAAACTTATTATACAAAATAGCCGCTCTTTGCTCTTGAATATAAGAACGAATAAGCCTTTCTGAAACAGGCTCATCATTATTTATTTGAGCACCTCTTACAGTATTTAATATTTGATATACTATTTGTTCTTCTGTTTTTATCATTAAAACTCAGTATTTGGAATTTGAACTCTTGTATCTGCAATTGTTGCGAATAATTGTTTTACGGTTATCTCAATAATACTTTCAATAACATTATCGGATAAATTCACTATTCTTGATGTTGGCTGATTTAAAGCGGCGAAAATAGGCTTTTTGATATACATTATTAAAGCATAATTCGCATTAACAATTGAACCGGTATTTACATTTATATAATTCTCGTATTGAGATACTACCGGATATTCGGGTGTTGGTTTATTGAATGGATCTATTTCAATAACCTGATTTTGTCCCGTTCTAATAATAGTAACTTGTCTTGGCAATATACCATTATCAATAAGTGGTTTAATACTTAATAAATGATAATAATCATTTGGTAAAGGTCCTTTTACACCACCCAAATCAGTATCAACAATTAATGGAAATTTCTTTGGAACTATCAACGGCTTTACATCATCAGAAACTTTTTGAGTTAATTCTATTTCTTTAATTTTAGAATTTAAAAACTCAAAAGTAGCAGATTGAAATCGACTTAAAATAACGGGTAACTGAAAAAAATCAGAACCTATTTTATCTGCTTTTTCTAAAATATAATAATATGTTTGTTCTAAAGAATAATCCATTTAATTATAAATCTTCTTGTTTTTGTTTTACTGCTACTTCATTTTTAATAAAAGCATATAAATCAAGATTGTTTACAAAATATTTAATAACACCATCCATATCAATTGCTATTGCTTCATTTTTGTATTTATAAGATCCATACGTATATATAAGCATATCAAAACGCATCATTTCTTTAATAAGTAAAATGTGTTCTATTTGTGCTATATCTTTAATAACATCTTCAACGCGTTTAGCATTTTCAACGCTTTGTCTTACAAATATTTTTAAGTTTGAAACAAGAATTTTCTTTTCCGCTGACTTATCATTATGATAACGTCTATTTATATAGTTAAGGTTTAATGTAGCCATTATACCTCTAATTTTTTCCAAAGATAACGCTTGTGGACCTTGTACTATAATTTTTGCAATAACACGGTCTATAATATCATCATCATCTATTTTTTGGAAATGTTGTTTATCAACAGCTACTAATTTATAAATAGGATTTGATGATTTTCTACTTCTTGCTTCCGGCACTAAATCAATACCATCAACTTGAACTTCGGGATGTCCTAATAAGAAGTTTACAGCATATCTATCATCAAATTTTGTGTCCGGACTTAATACAACCTTTGAAGTGGTCATTGTATATCCTAATAGCATTGCGCCATTTGAACTCATTAATCCTCTTGTTATACCGGGGACAAAAGGGTCAGGATAATTAGATATTAAAGCGGAAGAAAAACCTTCAACACCTAATGTATTTGTTAATTTTCTTGTCAATATCCATTTTCCTGAAATTTCTGTTTCAACAAAACGTTTACCCTCTGTTTTTTCTACTGAATTTGTCATTTGTTTATATATTTTTGGTTTAACAATAAAGACAGGGGGATTTTATTCCCCCTGCTTTTTCTTATAAATAATTAAAAATAAAAACTCGAAATACCTTGATTACCATTTAGCCAAGCGCTACCTGCTAAAGCACCACCATTATAAGGTTGTGTATTTCTTAAGATACCACAAGACTTCTGTGCATATACCATCGCCATTTGCTCTGAATATAAATGCACTTTACCACCCGCAAAACCTGAAGATACTTTTGAACTTGCACCCGATGGGTCAAATGAAAATAAACCATCTTCATATTTTTTAATATATCCTGAACCCTCTCTATTTAAAATATCAAAGTTAGAAACACCATCAACAGTTGTTCCATTGATAATATAAATATTTCCACTACCTGTTATACCACCATTTGTTGGATATAAAGCGGGGTTATTCAATAATTCATCTTCAAATACAACAATATCATTACCTAAATAGTGATATTTATTGAAAGAGAATCCAACGGTATTTTCTTTACCTGTTTGAATATTTACAACAATATTTGAAGCCTGATTAGTTGTAGTTGATTGAGCCCATCCCGTCAATTTTTTTAAGGATTTATCAATTACCATAGTTCCAAGTCTATCTGTAACCATAATAAATAAGTTTCCTGAAGAACCAGTTGTAGAACGTTGAGCCAATACATTCATAATTGCCTCAACATAAGCAACCTCTAATCCTGAATTTATATTATATTCAAAATCATTGGCATCTTCAATTTGCGGAATCCAACCATCACCGGACATTGGAGCAGCTAATCCTGATTGAGCAGTAAAACCACTTATTGTCAATAAATTAGTTCCATAATTTTCAAACCATAAATGACCTGTTGAATCCATGGTTGAACGAGAAACACGCAAACCTTGTTCTAATCCAAGTCTAAATATTTCTTCTGCTTCCAAAACGGCGGTAAACTCCCATAATCCCTGTTTTTCAGATTTATCTGATTCATAAAGATAAGCTATCTTTTGCTTAGATGCTTCTAAGGTCATCGTAAGGGTCATACGTTGAATGTGAGAATAATTAATTCTCCATTTGTTAGTTTTGGTTTTTTGATTTCCATAAAGAGAACCCTCTCCAAAACGAGTACCACCATAAGTAAGCACAGAATCTTCGGCAAGATGTTCTTCTTTAAATTTATTTCCACCACCACCAACTTTACAATCATAAACAACGTGGGTTCCTGTTGATGCCATACGACCGGTTCTTGCAACAATAAATTCAGTTCCTAAATTACTCCCTAAAATAATGGATTCATTAGGTTGAATTTTAGTACCGTCAATTCCATTTAAAGGTTCATGTTTTACTGCTATTGATGCTAATTGGTTAATATCAACAGTTGTAGCGGTAACACCACCTGAATAAGTAACACTTGTTATGATAGTCATATTTGGTGTTGGATTTGCTGAATCATGCCATGCGCCTATTACGGCACCACCGGTTGTATAAGATGGTTGTAATACACTTCCCTCATAAGATATACGATATGCGTTATCTGATATATCTTTTCTTTCTGTTATTTTACCTGCTTTTATACCGGAATTAACCATTCCTGCTGAACTTGCAAATGATGTTAATTTGTTATATCTTGCAGATAAATTAAATGATTTCTTACGTACATTCATGTGTTTAGCCATCATGTGCGTTAAACTATTACCCTCAGTATGAACTTGAGGATTAAAGTTATACTGTGGACTTCTTAATAATGTTCCCATGTTAAAAAATGTTTTTTAATTAATAAAAATTTTACTTTTTGTTTTGTGTTTTAAATACTACGGCTTTGCCATTCTTTATTACACGGGATTGTAACATTTCAATCAGTAGTTAAAAGTTTTACTGCTTTGCATTAGTCTGTTAACCAAAATTCTGAAAGTTCATATACATTATCTTTTTTAATTGCATTTCCACCTCTGGATTGATTTAGACTTTGATTTTTTGATGAATTAGGTATAAGTTCATCAAGTATCTCTTTTCTTCCTAAATCAGCTGTTGGTCTTGTTGCACGCTTATTAATTTCTTCTTTATAAGCATACATCATAGCCAACTCAACTAATAATTTCGGATCTGTTGATAATATATTTGAAAAGTTGTTACTTACTATATCATTATATACTTGATTTATTTTTTCTTTTTCCGGTTTTATACCAAAAAAAGACTCTTCTTTGAATATATCAAGTAATGTGTTTTTTATTGTTTCTTCATTTTCTTTTTCTTTTAAAATTTGTTCTGAATTTTTAATATCTTCTAATTTCTTATTTTCATCTTTTAAACGACCTAATTCAGATTTAATTTGTTCTTTAACAGTATTAGCATTAAAATCAAGAGTACCATTGTTTTTCCAATTGTTTAATCTTTCTTTTATATCATCTACTGCCATATCATAATCAAAGTGCTCTCCTAATTCGTTTTTTTCTAAACCTAAATTATGCATAAGTAATATATCATAATTAGATTTGCCAAGGGCATTTTCAAGAGCAGAAATATATTTCCCATTTTCAATAAAAGATTGCTCTTGATCCGGTGTAAGTTTTGAAACTTTTTCTACCGGTTTTCCCATTGCTTGTTTTAATTCTAATTCATCTTTAAAAGAAGTACCAAATTTTTTATTATATTCTTTTATAAAATTATTTTCTACAACTTCTTTATTTGGTTTTTCAACTTCAAGTAATGGATCTATTTTTTCAATTTTAGTATTTGTTTTAGAATCATAATTAAATCCATCAATTTTAATATAATCATCATTTTCTAAAAAAGAATCGATATTCTCATTACCTATAAGAGTAGATATATCTAAATCTTCTCCATCATCAACTTTTACATCAATAGGAGCACCCGGCATTCCTAAATCTTTGAATATATCGTCATTTGCGTCCATAATATTTATTTTTTAATTGGTTTAACGAAACAAAAGTAATCAAATAAATTAATTATTTGTTATTTAGATTACTTTTTTTATCAATATAATTACTTTTAGCTTGCAAAAATTCTTTTTCTATTTGTGCAAGAGTTCTATTATTTTCAGAACCTTGTTTTATTTGTTCTACTTGTGCTTTATTTTTAGCATAAATATCAGCTACCATAATATCTTTAAGATGTCCTTCACGAGATACCTCTCTATCTTTATCTTTTTCAGCAATTTGAGCTTTTTCTTTCTCTTGCATTGCTTGTGATTGAGATTGTTGCATTTGCTCTTGAAGTTTATTTTTTGCTTTAATTGCTTTCTGTATCATTGCTTCTGCTTCTGATGCGGTATCTTCATTCATTATTCTTATAGCCGATAAAATCATATCTTCTGTTTGAGCATTTGAGAGTAGCATTTCCGCAGCACGATTTAAAATACTTTTTTTATGTTGGTCTAATGTTGGATAACCAAAATACATTCCATAATCTGCTAAAAAGAATTTTTCTGAAAAATGTATTAACTTTGATTTTAAATCACCAAAAATAAATTGTTCCACTTCACTATCTTTATATACTTGTTTAGATTTTATAAGTACTTTATCAAGTAAAGATTGTATTAAATCATCAAAAGGCATAAATATATTCTCTAATCGCATAAGGGAACCTTTAATAGACTTTTCTGTTCCGGATGCTGTTTGATATTGACCCACGTTTCCTTGTGCTTCAGGGCTTAAACCAATCCATTTATCTGCTAATGACTCAATAGTCGATAAAGCGTTAATAATGTCTTGTAGGGCTTCTTTTGTGCTTAAATCAATAGATGAAAATTGATTATAACTTTGTCTTTGAGATTTATCTTTAGAATTGATAAATATCATACTATCTTTAACAGCATGATGCAACACTCTACTTATAGCCGTGTTGTTATCCCCATTCTTAAAGTATTCACGTGGTGTTTGAGCAACATCATATACCATTACTCTACCTTTATTTTTTTTAGCCGTAAGTCTTAATGTAAATAGCAACTCTGATGCAAAATCTTGAAGTTTTAAAAGTAATGCCGCAATAGATTGATTGCCGCTTGTCCCAAGTGTATTATTTAATTTTAAAGATACTGTATCAAGAATAATATCACGTGGATTGCTTTTTCTTGAATTTCTATAATCTCTTTCTCCATAATCTAAGACAATATCAGGACCAAGCATTATACAAAAACGATGTTCAAAAATCTCTAATTTTCTTAACCGTTCTTTATCTCTACCTTTTTCTTGATAATCATCATCAAGTTTTTTTACTATTGGCTCTCCTGTATGTTTATTCTCGTCTTGAATGTATTTTACTGTCTTTCTTGACTTCCAATCCATTTCTATTACATAAACCTTATTCTCATCACTATTAGAAGTAAACCAACCATTTATATCTATACCACTTGCATTCTTGTTTAAACCTAAATAATCTTGAATAAAATATGATTTTATTTTATTTTTTGTAGCACTATCCAAAGAAAATGTATTTAAAATTTCATTTTCAGACATTGCAATATATTCAATAAAGTAATTTGGATTTTCATTTACATTAGCCTTAGTATCTAAATCTGTTATCACATTATTAGGATGAACAAATCTCCATTTTATAATACCGTTATCATTATAAATTTTTGCATGTACTTCTTCTGAAATAAGAACAGATTGTAATAATGTGCTTATCAATCTTTTTTGCTTTTCAACATCAAGGAATTTATCTATAATGTCATTAGCAATTTCTTCTTCAACCATCTTATAATCCTTTTCCATAAATTCCTGAATATCTTCCGGCAATTCTATCTGTGGATTTTCTGTGTCTAACTCTATTCCTGTAGCATTTTTAAATTCTTCATTTAAAGGTCTGAATATTTCTTCTGTTATTAAATCAAGTTTATGTTCTAATTTCTTTGATACACTTTCTTTATCAATAGCATAAGCTCGTTTTTTTATTGGTCGCTCTAAGTATATACCAACTATCTGATCTATTTTCATTTTTATTAATGGATAAATCATATAAGGAACACCAAGATTTTCACCAAATGGCTGTAAAAGAGTTTTTTTAATTATTTCAGTTTGCTTTGGTGTAAGCACACCAAGGTACGCATTAAAAAGGTCTGTGAAAGATTCAGTATCTCTTAAATAATCATTACTCCCAATGTAAGAAATAACATTCAGAATATGATTCTTATGCCATTCTTCATTTTTTTTTGTTTTAGGAATGTCTTGTTCTGGGAACTGATACATTTTTAAAATTTTTAGCAAAGATAAATAAAAAAAATAAAAAAAATAAAAAAAAATTTTTTTCACGCTGTATATATATAATATTATTAAAATATCAATATAATACATTACAATTTTTTCTCTTGCATATAAGCTTTGCAAAAGTTTAAGTTTCTTTTTTTAATTTGAAACATTTTACCTACTTACGGTACTACTCTTGTTGAGTTTGCATTTTGACCGAGTTGTCATGTCTGGACATTGCTCGGATTTTGACCGCTTTCACTGTATTCTCCTAATACAAACTTCGGAGTGTCGTTTGAGTTTATAACATTACTGTTATTAGGTCTAACCGTAGAAAACACCTAAACAAGAAATCCCCCATGTACTTGACAGGCACTTGTCGTTCCATGGAGGATTATAATGTATATATTTTAAATCCAGTGCCGAATTGTTGATGCAAAGATATAACAATATTTTTAATTACCAAAAAAAAACCCGCATTTTTTTAGAATACGGGTTTAATTAACCTGACAATAAGCAATAGTAATGCAAGAAACTACAACTTAATAATGAAATACAAAGATACAATAATATTTTTAATTATAAAAAAACCCACATTTCAAAAAAATGTGGGTTCAAATAATTATAACTCATGAAACAAAGTCTTACAAAGATACAATATTATTTTATTTTACCAAGCATTATTATATTAAAATGATCTTCTCCATATTTTTCTTTTAATTCTGTTAATAATTTATCTGCTTCACTTTTTTCTTTTTCACGATGTTCTTTTATTTTATTATAATATTCGTAACCACCATCATCATAATCTGTTTCAGGATTAAATTTCTCTATCTTTATGGAATGATTTTCATTCCCAAAATTAGTCATTTTTAATTTACCATCTATATCTACATAATAATAATCAATATCAAAATCATTTTGTTGCGTATCATCATATTCAACACCATCAGATATATCATTAAATATTTCAAGTTTAAACAATAAACACATTCCTAACGCCATGGATATATCGGTATTCTTATCCCCATAATCCGTTAAATCAAGTAACATTTCTTGAAACCAATACTTATCATAGTTTTCTCTTATTTCTGCCTTTAAAAGCCTTGTTACAAGTGTTTTTGCTTCCCCCGTCATTCTTTGTCCAAACTCATTTTGTGCTTTTGAATTTAAATGACCTCTTAAATCGGGTTTATTTTTAAGATATTTTTCTGCATTAACATCTATAAAATATTTTATAATATCAATCTTTGAATACTCAACAAGAATTTCCATATTTCTATATACAGCCATTTTAAGAGTATTCTCATAAAAAGTATCATCATTACTCGAATCACCCCTTTCAGATAAATAAGCAGATGGATAATTATATTTTGAAGATGGTCCCGAATAAGTTCTATAAGATACCGTGGCACCATTACTTCCTTTACCCTCTATTGCTTCTTCATCATAACTATCACAACCACCAATATCGGGTTTATGTTGCATTTCATCCCTATTTATAGGGGGGTCTATTTCATAATATAACCCATAATTTTCATCTTTTATAAATTCTATTTTTGAATTATTGGCAATTCTTATTTTCGCTTTTTCCTTAGTGTCTTTTGCTCTTAAAAGCATTTTTTTTGTCTTTTCATCATCTACCCACTCTAATGAACCTCTTTTTATTTGCACCGGAATATCATCTTCATTAATTCTTTGTAGTTGTATATTTAATTTTATAATATCTAATACACCACCGGAAGTTTTTTGAAAAATGTGACTTTCTTTTAATGGGTAAGTCTGAACTACTTTTATATAACCCTCAATATCTTTTTTAGCACGTTCTAATTCTTTTAAAATAAAATCACGTGCCTTATCTTGATTTGTTTGTCCTGTTTCATAATTAAAGAAATCTATGATTTTACCTTCATCATCAATTACTTCACCGGGGAAAAATTCTGTTGCAGGTATAAATACTTTTTTCATTTTAAAAGGAGTTTGCATAAATCCCTCATATTTCGCTATATCCCACATAGATTTATAATCTTTTGAACGACCTTCAATTTGTCCACCCGTACCAAAGACTATTGATATACCAAATTGTGTAGCTCCTGATTTTGTACCCGGCTCTGTTGCTCTATATGCTGCTTTTAAGTTTTTAAATAAACCAGCTTCTTCATATAAAACTTTTCTAAAGGTTTTTCCCTCAAAAGAACCGGCATCTTGAAACATCGTTTGTATGTAAACAGATGAATTTAGTCCACCTACTAAACTTTGCTTATTTTCATTATAAAGGTAATTATACTTAAATTCTTCATTAGTTTTTTTAGATAACGAAACAGCATATTCAGGGCGCATATTAAATTCTAATTTGCGTAATTTATCTGCAAATTCGTCTCCCTTATTTTGAATACCTACTGCAACACCTGTATTATTATCAAGATTGAATTTAGAATCATAAGATACTTCTTTAACCGCAAACCAAGATAACCCTACCTGTCGGGGTTTTCCTATAATAAGATTGTAACCATAATCTTCGGCATTTTTAAATTCATAACTTAAACGCCTGTCAAGTTCACGATAAAAAGGATAGTCATATTTTTTTTTCTTTTCCCCACGTGGAAGCAAATACATCTTACAAGCATTAAGATAATAATAGTGAGAACCTGTAATAAAAGACATTCCATCAGGTGTATAACCCTCTATCATTCTCCTATCTTGTTCATCCCAAAAATCATCATATAATAAAGTACCAATATCAACATCAGGTATCTCATCATACACTAACGGTTGGAATAATTTAGACTTATTTATACTTGTATTGTAAATAATCATTAGGCAAAGATATATAAAAAAAAGAGTGAATAATAATACCCACTCTTAGTGCTTGATATTACAAGCGTTAAACCAAATATAAAAGTTATTTCTTCTTGGAAAGAAGTTTTCTTAATTCTAAATTTGACTTTCTAAGTTCTGAAATAAGATTGTAATCAACTTCTTTTTGTTGATTTGCTTTTTTATATTCATAAAGCTGCATTTCAAGTTGTTTATACTCTCTTTTTAAAACCTTATATTCATCTTCATAAAAAGTAGAATTATTTTTGGTATCAATATCTAAATCATTATCATTTTTTACAACATCACCATCAATATCAGAACCATCATTTTTTAAAACATCATCAATATTTTCAAGAACTTTTTCTTCCTGTTCTTTATATTCTGCTGTTTGCATAATATCCACAATAACATCAATATTGTCCAAATCTTCAAAATCTTCCAAATCCGGTTGCTCTACAACAGGTACGTCAGAAGTTTGTAAATCATCTTGTGTAGTTTCCTCTACCGTATTTTCTAATACAGTAAAATCTTTTGTTTCTTGTTCAGATATTAAATCTGAATCTTTAATTTGTTTTTTTGCCATAATAAAATGAATTTTTGTTTATAATTTTTACTTCTAATCGCGATAAAGTATATCCATTCTTTACCGGAGATTGTGCAAATATATCACGATTTTTATTATCATTATCATATTTTTTTATTAAATTGTTGATTTCCCCCAATTCCTTGAATAAACCCGCTTTGATAATAGTACTTCCCTCTTCCTTAATTTTAATCAATTGCTGCTCTTTTAAATCCTTTAAAAGCATCCCCTCTTCAAGCACCTGATCTTTTTGTAATTCAAGATAATCATTCATCGCCTCTTGGATTATATCCTGCTCCCATACAAAAGCATTTTTCTTCCCTGTTACAAATCGCATTGCAGCATAAGGTCTGTCTTTCATTGAATAATACCTTAAAGGACTTTGATAATCACAAGCCAACGCTATTACCGTCAATGCCTCTAATCCTAAGGTATCTACAATAACCTTAAAAGACTTTATAGCATTATAACCATCTAATAACAGATCCTCTTTTATTAATCCGGTTCTATTTGATATTTCAACTAAATACATCTTCTTTTTTAATATACTTAAAGATAATATCCATTATTCCATTTTTAAAATTTTAGCATCACCTTTTAATGCCGGTTTCCTCGTTTCTTTATCAAAAGAAATCATATTATCCCTTGCATCAAATACAAACCTAAATAAATCATTTGCTTTATATCTTAATTCAATTTCAGAAAATACCTTATCCGCTAATATCTCATCAAGATGAATATATAAATCAACTATCTCATTGTCATTCCCTAAAAGAACCTTTAAATCACTTTCTATTCTTTTAATTGTTTCTTTATCCTCACTATCCTTTTCCCTCTCTAATAAAGAATTACCATATCCAACAAGCTCCTGCGTTCTTTGACTTATTGACATTAATACTCTCTGTATTTCTCCAAGTTCAATTATACTCTTTCCTGTTAATCTTTTTTTTAATTCTGGTGTCATATATATTAGGTTTTTAATTAATATCTAAGGCTGTCTTAATCCAAATTCTTTTTTCGGATCCACTTCCTCATCTTCATAAATTACCGCTTCAGTTGTCAATATAGTTTTTGTTATCGATACCGAATAATTTAATGCCGTTACAGCTACCATATAAGGGTCTATAACTCCATCACTTATTAAATCACATGTAGTTATCTTTTTTAAATCAATACCAATAAAATGATATTTATCATCTTTCCCTAACAAAACAATATAATCTTTCTTGTAATCATCAAAATTTAATCCCGCATTCTTAAATAATTTATTTGGATGCTCTATCAAAGAACCTACTACCGTATTATAACCAAAGAAATAATTTCTATTCGTTGTTTCTGATTTTTTAAATGCTTTTGATATAGATGCTTGATAATATACAAACCCCGCACCCGGAAGATAACCATGTATAATTGTATTCTTAACAGCTTTCAACGCATCTTCTAATCTGTATTTTTTCTCCGTTAATTCTACCTCTGAATAAGCCCCTAACTTTATTAATGCTATCCCACTTGAAAATTTCCCAAACCTCTCGTTATACATCGTTTTGTAATAATTGTCAGTTTCCTTTTCTTCCATTATTTTAAGCTCTTTACGCCTATTATCTATTGCATCTTGATCCCCATGTCCACCAAGTACTAAAAAGTTTCTTAAACTCGCCTCTACCTTATCTGCCCTGCCTAATATCTCTATACCCATTTTCTCTATCTCCATATTCTTATCAGGTATTACAGCAACACCCCCCGTAGCAATAGCCAAATCTTCTAAATTCTCTTTTTGATTTATACCAAAACCCGGAGAGGTTACCAAAATAATCGGTATCTTATGTAAATAATTGTCTAACGCTACTTTTATAAATTCATCCGAATATTCATTCGCAACTATCACTAATGTCTTAGGATTATTATTATCATTAAATAAGGGATTTAATATATTGCTTATCTGCATAAAACGCTCAAACTTCCCACCATAAAATAATAAATTTACATCACTACCCTCAAATTTCATGTTGGAACTGTCATTATAAAAATATGGACTCACCAACCCACTAACATAATGCATCCCATCCTTCCTCTCCACTACCGTTTTATGTGTACCAGATTCTACTATTTTAAATACTCCATTCTTACCTACCAAACTTAACCCTTCCATTACTGCATTCGTTATTTCCTCATCCCCATTACTCGATATCAACGATATGTTCCTTATCATAGACTTCCCTTCTTCTGTATCAAAATCTATTTCCTGCCTTAACGTACCTAAAAAATCTATTAATTCCGTTTTCGCATCTTCCATACCTCGCATATAATCATAAATTGACGTTACTTCATCCATATACTTAAATCCTCGCTTTACCATTTCTGATGCTAATAATAATGAGGTCGTGGTTCCGTCCCCTACTTCTACATCACTGCCATGACTTACTTTCTTTAATAACTGTACCGCCATATTCTCTACCGGATCCTTAAAGTAAATACTCCTCGCTACCGTTACTCCATCCTTAGTTACTTGAATTCCATCCATACCCCCCGTATCTATCATAACATTTCTCCCACCCGGTCCCAAGGTCGATGAAACTGTGTCCGATAATAAAGTTATCGCCTTTATTAATTTTGACTTCGCATCTACTCCTCTATTTATTGTACTTCCCATTGTTAATCATTTTTATATTATTTACTATATTTACATTTAAAATATCCCTCACCTCTAATGCCTTTATTGCATATCGCTTATCGCCTATACTAATATCCCCCAAATAAATATCATACCCACTCATCGGGATTATATTGCAACTTACCCAAATACCATCTTCAATACTTAAATAATAACCATCGTAATAATTCGTCATCTCTCCCATAAAAACCCCACCATGCCCCCTCTCATAAAAATCAACTATCATCTTCTCTGATACATAATAATATCTCTTTAATTCAATACTCTCAAACATATACGACCCTAACGCATTAAGTAAATCACTAATACCCTTTAAAAACGAAACCCTAAATGATAAATATTCTTCCGAATAACCCCTTGCCTTTATATTCATTATTATATATTTTATGTTTAACAATACAAAAGTAATACTTTTTTTTATTTTATCTAATATTACCTATTTTTATTTAATATCCCNCAATAAATAAATAATACCGAATAACTCAAACTATACCGTAACATCATCACAACACCCGACATTTTTTTAATATAATATATTAATGCCTGTGGCGGACTATACTCGTAATTCCCCCCCGCCCTCTTTCCATTTTCGGGTACCCTACGGGTGTTTTTTGCCACAGAAAAAGAGAGTTCCATTTCATTGT